GCGTATATGTTTGTATTGGGGCCAATAAATGTTTCTTTTCTAAATCTGTTTTTATAATATTCAACATTTTATTTGTATTTAAATTTTCATATAAGTAACATAACACTCCAGCAAATACAAAAAAAATATTGCCACCACTTAAAACATATGTTGAATTACTTATAGGTACACCTCCCAAGTAAGACGACCATTGTTTTTTTAGTTGATAATTTATGTTGGTTACGCCACAAGACAACAACTGAAGAGTATTTTCTAAATATTGATATTTTTGATTAATAATTGGAGGACTAATTTGAAGTATAGCTTGAAAAATATTTGCTTTTGTAAAATAAGCACATATTATTTTGTATTTATACATATCTATCACTTTATTTGCTATAATAATTTCCTTAGTGGGTGTTTCTTTTGATGATTTTGCGAATTCGTTCAATAAACGATACGCATAAACTATATCCGATTCATTGTATAATTGCCATATAAATATTTCTCTGAATTTTACCAACCAATTTTGCATCGTCTCTGTTCGAGTCAATTGTCCAGCTTCTTCCTTTTCTTTTGCTTCTTTCATTTTTTCCTCTAATAATTTTTCATAATCTTTTTCTATATTGCAAATTTTATATTGTATGGCCTGTATATTTGTTACTATATTATGCAATGAGGATGAATTATAAAAAGGTGTAGAGTTTTTTATAGAGTTATCTACAAATTCATTCATTTGTGAATCTATATTCAAACTTTGACTATACATTTCATCATTTATTTCATTCTTAATTTCTACATCTCCTGTATGCTGACTTAAAAATTCAGGATCATAATCGCTTATTTCTACATCTCCTGTATCCTGAGTTAAAAATTCGGGGTCATAATCACTTATTTCTATAGGTAGTCCCTGAGAATTAGCAATTGTTTCTCTAACATTTAAATTAGAACCATTTGTTAATATATTCATCAAAGAACCACCTTTGATAGTTTTTCTAGATTTATTTTTTTGAATCATCTTTTTATATGTTTTACGAGGTTTTCTTAGAGAACCGCATTTAGAAGGATTCAATACATATACCATACATTTATATTTTCCTATAGGAATAAAATGTTTGTTATATATTTTTGGACTTTCATAGAATCCTTCTTTTTTGTCTAATAATGTAGTATCTTTTATATGATAAATTTTTCCATGAACAACTTTTCCTTTACAAGGTTCAATCGTGGCTACACCTGATCTTCTTGGATGATCTAATATTTTTCTAAAGACCATCGCGTAATCTTTTAATATTTCATTCGTTATAAATGTATAAGAAGTATATTTACCCAATTCTTTTTCAGATAAATTAGCACCATAACTGAAATAATACATATATGTATGTATAGATTAGTTATAGTACCAATTCATAGATAGCCATGGAGGAGTATCATACACCTTTTTATTCGTAATCTGGGTTAAATTTGGTCCAGACGCCATAATATTTTGTATTGTTTCTTCCGATACAGCATAATCATAATATCTTAAATTAGAAATGTATCCACCAAATCCCTTTTTGTCTCCAATGGTCGTATCGTAATAATTTTGTTTTGGAACATTCAACAAAATATGCTCTTTGGTCATAATTCCATTTATATATACATTCACTTTTTTATCTTTTAAAGTAATCATAGTTTGTACCCATTTTTCAATAGGTATATCATCTATTTCAATGGTCTCGTATATAGTTTCATTTTCGGAATACGTATTTATGACAAGCAATAAATGATTGTTTTCTTCGTCATAATATAAACCTGGCGAATTATTTAAAAAAGTTACATTATAATGTTCTAACGAATCATATAAACTATACGTCCCTTTTGAAAATAGACGTTTGTATGGATTACCGCTATTCAAAAAAGGGTCTTCAATATAAAACCACAAAGACCAAGTATATTCTATACCGGTAAGTTCATTTACTGAACGCATAATAGGAACAGAATTGCTTATATTTGGATTACTGGATATTATCATCTCTTGGTTACTTTCGACCATTCCATTTACCAAATATGGACTACGAGTAGAACCATATATATATTGTAAAGCATATAATCCTAAATGAAACAATACTACAAATACGATCAATATCAATAATATAAATACAAACTTACTTATAGTGGTATTTACTTGAAAAAATGAATGATCAATTGAAACATTTTCTGATTTGACTTCCTTGGGTTGAACTTCCTTTTCTTGTCGAGGAGTATTCGAATTTTTGGATTCCTTATTATTGTTGTTCATAGATTTATTCTTGTTTGAATTTGACATTTATATTCATACAATATAATATTTTGCTCGTTCATTATTATCTTCATAAAATGTAACCGAAGCGTTGTATTTACTAAACAAAGACCCTACGACAACTGGATTAAATCCTTCTTTATAAATTTTGTAGGCTTTGTAAGGTGACACCAAATAATTATAATAAGATGTTTTCGATATAGACCCAGAATATCCACCATCAGAACAAATAAAGAAATCATTATGGTCAAATTCGCTCATAAATTGAACCCCATTAAATGTTTTGGTTTGTACTAATTTACCATTCATATAAGTATCTACATGATTGTCTCCAAATCCATAAATTACATTGAACCATTTTTGCAAAGGTATATTTTTTAAAGTAGAACTATGTTCGTTGTTGATTGAATCGCAACTATTGTTTTCGATATCCACTAAGGTTCCATCTAAACATTCATACACTTCATCTACACAGCGAACTCCTGAAGTAGATGCCATATATTCACCAGTTTCAGGATTGAAATTACATTCTAATAATTCATCTGAAATGTCTTGTGTATTTTCACTACACCATAATTTTGCTAGATCATAATTGTTTGATAGATCATTGTCTGAACTATCGTTTATATAAAAATCAACAACCATATCATTTTTGTAAGGGTCTAAATAAACATGCGGATTTTGTTTTTTTTCAGCATTTTCGCGTTTTAAAATGGTTTTCTTTTTTCCGAACTTATAATTCCAATCGTTTACATAAATCCACATAGAAATTGAATATTGTCCGTTGCTCTTATTTATGGTGTCTCGTGGAACACGTATGGTTTGAGTTGCATCCGTGACATTGTTTACCATTCCATTATAATTTTGAAATAAATTCATATTCATAAAAATGAATATTCCTAATAGAAACAATAAGATAATCATAATGATTTTAGTTGTATTTTGCATTTGGTTAGTAAATATTACATAAGCAATGATTACAAATAATATAGAAGAAAGAATATTCCAAAAACTAAACAATAACATTATATTAATTATTTATTTTATTATAAATTTCTTTTATTTTATACAAAGACAATGGTTGGTCATAATATCGCAAATGAGATATGGCGCCTAGGTCAGTATTTTCACCCGAACCTACTTGTAAAACATCGGTATCATTTATATATGGAGACACATTCGATTGGGTAGAAACAATTTCATTATTTACAAATAAATCAAACTGACCATTGACATAATTCATAACAATATGGTTCCATCTTTGAAATAAAATTTTACTGGTATTATAAATACGCGTTTGTTGAAATGTTTTATTACTTACTTTATCCTTTATTTCTATAACTAATTCACGAGTATTGTAATCGTAATATAAAGATGGTCTTGACCCTAAGGTCAATATTAACGCCTTGTCTCTATGCTTATCCGATAATATATTGGAATTTAAGTATAGTCCAAAAGAAATACCATAATGATATGTATGTAGTATTGGGTTAGTATATTGAGACAACAATTGTTTCAATTTTTCATGTTCATCTTTATATCGAGTGATTAAATCTTGAATAGCGTCGCTATTAGGTTCTTCTGGTAAAGAAGTCACATTCCACTTGGGTAGATTGACTTCACTTAACGAACGAAATTCTTCTTTATACAATGGTCCATTGTTTATGTTTTCTTTTAATTCTTTGAGCGTAAGAGTTAAAATGCTTTTATTCAAAGATTCTTTGGTATGTATCAGTAATAACCCATCGTGAATATATAAATATTGATTTATCATTGGTATTATAAAAAAAAGTATAATCAATAGCATCAACATGAATCCCAACACATATGTGGTTTTATTCGTTTGTTTGGCATCATCTATAAAATAATTGACCACTAAAATCAAAATACATGGTATATAAAAAATGAAATATTTAATGACTTGAAATAAATCATCCCCCTTACCAAAATCAATAGTGGTATTACCGAAAAATATATTATATACTATAGCCATAACAACGAGATAAAATAAAAATACTGCCCCAAATGATATATTTATTGTATACAACAATATATACTTTAAGATAAAATATAATATAGCAAAACCTAAAAATATAGATATATATTGTAATACTTTATAGGAAAACTCCATTGGATTTATTATATGACCAATAGAGATAAATAAAAATACAGCTGACATAGTAAATAATAGGATAAAGGGTAAATATATATAATCTAAAATTTGGTAAGGATTTAAAATAAAAAAGGCGTAACCCAATAATACAAATATGGATGTAAGTATCATCTTTTTATTTTGATTCAACTCTATCATTATATATATTATAACATATTTTCCATAGCAGTTTTTTTACCGTGACAATCTCTACATAATGCCACTAAATTACTGATTTCATTTGTTCCACCATGTTCAAGTCTTATTGTATGGTCTACTTCAAACCAAGCAGGTAATTGTTTTTGACATTCGCCGCATTTCCAGTTTTGCATAGAGGCCACGTATTTTTTTTTTGTTTCACTTACACTTCGTTTCGATTTGGTTCCTCCAGACGTTTCTATTTTTTCTATGGCACTTTGTTTTGGTAAGAATGGAGTGATAAGTTGTTTAGACTCTTTGTCAATTGGTAATACTTTGATAAAGTTATTGAAAATAGAAACAGATCCCATATGTTTTCCATTTGAAGACATGATATATAACCCTAAACCAAATAAGGCTATTCCGAACATTTTATAATATTTTTTGTAAGTTTTGAATAAATGAAAATAGTAATGTTCGTGATAAGTATCATAAATCAAAAGTCCAGTAACTATAATTATCCATAATTTAAGTTGCATATATAAAGTAAATACAAATTAATACAATGATTATAAACAAAACCACAGTCCATTTCTTTTTCATGTCCAGAGTTTTTTCTTCTTGAGAGACAAATAATATATCATCGTAATGTTTGACGTAATCTTCTTGATCTAAATAACTCATTTGTTGTTTTATATGATATAATTTATAAATCATATATCCATAGTTTACCATTTGTGAATTTGTATCATAATAATTTATAATAGAATTTTCCTTTATTATTTGAAAGAATAAGGACTGGTGTTTGGGTAAAAAAAAGGGCAATGATTCAAACAATTGTTTGATTTTTTTCTTATGAGCAATACTAGGAACATAGGAACGAGTAATAAAATAGATGTATTGAAATACTATATCTATATTTATGCGAATCATATAAATATATAATATAAATAGATTTATGATAGGTAAACCCCTATGTAATAATTGTGAAAATTATGGACATTTATTTTATAATTGTAAACGCCCTATTACAAGTTTAGGTATCATATGTTATCGTTACAATAATGATGTAGTAGAATATTTGATGATACAGCGAAAAGATACCTTAGGATATGTGGATTTTTTAAGAGGAAAATACAACGAATATAACGATTTTCATTTAAAAAATATAATCCAAGAAATGACCGACTATGAAATATCCCAAATATTGAATTTATCTTATGACGAATTATGGGATAAATTATGGAATAAAAAAAATGAACCTTACGATATAAAACACAAAGAAAAAATGTTATTTGTATTGAAACATAAACGTCATTTGTTAGAAAATCCATATTGGTCTTTGCCAGAATGGGGATTTCCAAAGGGTCGTAGAAACTACAGAGAAAAGGATATAGATTGTGCTTTAAGAGAATTTCGTGAAGAAACTGGCTATCCTATTTTTAATTTATCTTTTATCCATAACATAGTTCCTTTTGAAGAAGTATTTACCGGTTCTAATTTAAAATCCTATAAACACAAATATTATATTGGATATATGAATTATAAAGATACATTATATAATGCTAAATACCAAAAAAGTGAAATTGGTAATATGAAATGGTGTAATTATGAAGAATGTTTATCCAAAATTAGACATTATAATACGGAAAAAAAACACGTGATTAATTGTGTAAATGAACTAATTAAAAATAGTAATATATATTAAATATGAAATACATAAATCCAAAAATAAATGCAGATAACTTAAACGATTATTTTGAACATATCAAAATCGTTGGAGATGGTAATTGTGGAGTATATGCTATTATATATAATTTGAAATATCATAGTTCTTTGAATACTTATGATGATTTTGAAGACCTTTATAATGTAAAGGGTGAACTATATTATGATGAAACTGCTAAAAAAATGTTTAGAACACATATGTCTCAAATATATGCCGAACAAAAAAAATTATTAACTAACCAAAACACAATAAAACGTTATGAAGAAAGAGTAACAACAATCCAACAAGACAAAGAATGGTTAGTAGACACTGACATTACTTTATTTGGTGAAGCGAATGATGTATGTATTGGTGTTTTTGAACCTTTACCAAAGTTTCGGTTTACGGTTGTCTCTAATATAGATAAGGGTATCAGTTTAGACCAATGTACCAATAACATATTTTTATACAATACAGGTTATACAGTAGGAACTCATTTTGATGTATTAAGTCCATTGTCGGACGCAGAAATATATAGCGATTTGACCAACGACGAAATCATTCAATATCAGGGAGCATCGGATTCTTCACTAAAACAAATTACAAATCAATTGTTTTATAAACAAAAAGATATGGTTAAGTTGAACACATTTATTCGTGTTTTGAATAATCAGTTGAATATTCATTTAGATGAAAAAAAATCATTTTATGCCGAACTCCCAGAGAAAATAGACCAACAAATCGTATTGGAATCTGAACAAATCAAGGAAAAGAAGGTACCCGAAAAGTCTAAACCTAAACCTGAAACCAAAACGCACTTAGTTCCATTTACAGACGTAGATAATGAATTATTAAAAGATTTTCCGTTATATACTCCAAACACCATACAAATAAATATGAAAAAGTTTTACTTGAACGACCAATATGGATTTTATGATACAATACATGAATTATTAGATGATTTATATAAAGAAACGGAACAAGATAATGGAAGTTGCGACAAATCATCGTCTGAATTTGTTATGTTGAGACATCAAAAAATAGTTCAAACATATTTAAATAGTTATACCCCTTATAGAGGATTATTATTGTATCATGGTTTAGGTTCAGGTAAAACATGTAGTTCCATTTCTATTTTAGAAGGTATGAAAAACGATAAAAAAATATATATTATGACACCGGCCTCATTGCAGCAGAACTATCGCACCCAGTTACAATTTTGTGGTGATAAAATTTTCAAAACAAAAAATAAATGGACAAAATTGGTTGTGAATGAAAATTATGATAGCGTAATTCAGTTGTTTAAAGACTATTTACATTTAGACAAAGATAAAGAAGAATTAGTTAAATACATTGAACAACACAAATGTGTTTGGTTAATACATGAAGGTGGTACTTCTTATAGTGATTTGAGACAAGAAGATAAATCACAAGTAAATCAACTCATTCGTTTATTGATAAGTGTAAAATATCGTTTCATCAATTATAATGGAGTCAATAAGAAAAAATGGGAAACCATCAAACAAAATAAAAATCCATTTCATAATAGTGTAGTGATTATAGACGAAGCGCATAACTTTATTGGAAAAATATACAACAAATTATCGGTGGACAAACCATCCGTGTCTAGAGATATGTATGAACATTTAATGGACGCTCAAAATTGTAAAATTGTCTTGTTGTCAGGTACGCCTTATATAAATTCTCCGGCCGAATTAGGCGTTATGATTAATTTAATATCAGGATATACGACGCAATACGAATTCAAGCTCAATGGAAAATATGACAAGGATCAATTAAGAAAACAATTGGAACCTATAGAAAAATATAATGTAGTAGACTATAAATTAAATGCGATTCATATCAGTAGAAATCCATATGGATTTATAACTACACCAAGTGGTGAAATCGAATACGAACAATCGGCTTCTTACAGAGAAGCTAATAGCGATAAAGCGTTTGAAACAAAAATAAAAACGTTACTGAATAATGTGACAGGTGAACTATCTACTAACAAGTATAAAAAAATGCCTGAAACCGAAAAAGATTTTAATAATTTATTTGTAAAACATGAAGGATCTATCAAACTTATCCATAACAAAGAATTTTTTCAAACCCGTATTGCCGGATTAATTTCTTATTTGGGAGACAAAACATCTCTTATGCCTCGATTATTGGATATTGTGGTAGAAAATATACCTATGAGTTCGCATCAGAAAAAACAATATGATATTTACAAACAAAAGGAGTCTACTAAAAAAAGCGACGCAAAAAGCGAAGGTAGTTATAAAGTATTTACTCGCGCAGCATGTAATTTTGTATTTGATGAAAAAATACCACGACCTTTCCCTACTATGAGTATAAAAACTGAAAAAGATTTCGATTATGCAAATAAGGAAGAACGTATTCAAGACGCACACGGAATCGAAGAAGACGGAGACCTTATTGTAGAAGATACCACTTACGATACTAATATAAAACGGTTCATTTCACAGATTGTGGCGAATCGTCAAAATTATTTTTATAATGAACTCAATAAAGTAGCTATTTTTGAACAAACCGATGTAGAAGGTGGATTACAAAAATATAGTCCAAAATTTCATAAAATACTAGATAATATTTTGAATAATTTGAATAAATGTCAACTACTTTATAGTGGTTTCCGACGAATTGAAGGTATAGAAATGATGTCTTTGATGTTGAAATATCAAGGTTTCAAACAATTAGAAATAAAAAAGGTAGGTAATCGGTTTAAAATTGAACTTCACGGACTTCCAGGTTATACCTACAATAAACTACATGTATTTACTTTATATACAGGGACAGAAGAAAAAGAAGTCAAAGAATATATTCGTAACATTTACAATAGTGATTTTAATAAATTGCCTTCTTATATGATTGATGATTTGAAAACATTGTATAATTTAGATGAATTAGATAATATACGTGGAGACATAATTAATTTATTGATGATTACAGCATCTGGTGCCGAAGGGATTGATTTACAAAATACTCGAATGGTTCATATTACCGAACCTTATTGGCATTATGTTCGAATAGAACAAGTGATTGGTAGGGCAAGGAGAATTTGTAGTCATAGTCGATTACCAAAAGAAGAACAAGACGTCCAAGTACATATATACATAAGCGAGTTAAAAGATGATAATAAAATGATATCTACCGACGAATTTCTGTATAAAATTATGAATGAAAAACATATGTTGTCAGAATCTTTTTTGAATACTTTAAAAGAAAGTGCGATTGATTGTGTATCTCCCAATAAATGTTTTAAATTTCCAAACAAAGAAAAACGAAATAGAGTCTATGAATTGGATTACAAAAAGGAACCGCAACAAAAACAAAAACGAAATAAAGAGTTTATGAATTATTTTATCGAGGTAGACGGTAAAAAAATTCCAATTTTGTACAACGAGACAAAACCTCAGGAAGCTTATATACAAAAAGATAAAAAACTGATTAGTTATAATGTAATCAATAAACAAATGATTTATAATGGTAAACCCTACAAAATGAACAAGAATTAACGATTATAAAATAAACTACTTTCTTTACATACACTATCTTCACAATAGGGTAAATTGTATGGACACATATCTGGTTTGGGTATAGTTCCGTAATCATGTTTACAACTCAATTGGTTTACATTATACGAAGTTAATGTATCGGTGGTAGAGTCTAAACTATCTTTGCATACTCCTAATTGGGTATCTTTTACCGAACCCTCGCAAATGGGCAATTCTTTTGGACACATATTTTCTTGTGGAATTTTACTATAATCATGTTTACATTGTATCCATAGATTAGATTGTAGATTGCTATTATATGGTTTGATATATTTTGATATAGGTGGCTCTTTGTAGGGTAGTGGTGTCGGATACTCTGGTATGTTGTCTTTTTGTATCGTATAGTCATTGGTCATAGGCATTACATATTCACCTTGGTCATTTTTTTCATATGGAAATTTATTCATACATTGTGTAAGCATTCCTGAACAATCGTTTGTTTTATAATCTCCATGGTTTAGTTGACCAATATAATTATTGGTAATAGGATTATATAACATATTTGTATCTAAATCACTCACACCATATAAATCTTCACACGATATACCTATTGGGTTGTCCTTTAAAAAGCATACATCGTTTTGTGAATAATCTAATATAAATTCGGTAGATTCAGCGTATTCAATCGTATCATAACAGTTGTTATTATATTTATAAGGTTTTTCTTTAGTACAACTAGAATTCATATTTTTCATATAAGTATCATAATTTACACACAAACCATTCCAAACATAAGGATAGTCTTTATTACACGAGATATCTACCACATTGTCTTCTAATGTGTGGCAACTATTATTTGCGTATAATGGTTTTTCTGGACTACATAAAGATACCGAATAATCTATTTTAGGACTTTTTATTTTTACTTTATTTACCAAATGATTGTTGGTTATAATATAATCATTTGGATTTTTGGGTTCCACTTCAAATGGATATTTGGTTTTATTGTTTACATTATAATAATAATTATCGTGTTGATAACTTGCTTCGGACTCATTCGAATAACATTGTGATATATCTAAATATTGTTCGGTTAAACAACTTTTTTCTTTACATAGGTCACTTACTTTATTCTCATCATAAATCATTTGACCATTGTGAATTGTACAAAGTGTAGATGTTTCTATGGTCGTATCACTAATAAAAGAACATACGTTTTTATATATAGAATTGCACCAAGGACCTCCACTATTTTTGTCGCATACTTTTGGTCCATATTGTGTCGCGTTTTCTAAAGAATTTCCACAAAAACATTGTGGATTACCACGCGAACCATCTTGTAAAGCAAAATAATTATAGTTATTACATTCTTTTGCACACGTTTCTATATTATAAGACTGACCACTTGAGTTTGTCCGTCCTTTATATACATTTAGACCTCGTCTCCAAGTATCGTGATAGGTACCAATTTCGATAGACTTCGATACTACTTGGGGCTTACCGGAATAAGGGTTATTTATTGGAATAGGATTAGTACTATGTATCTGATTTACGCTATCTTCGTTTGAGAATCCAAGACTATATGTATTTATAGATGGAAAATCCCACCGATATATGGCTTGTGTAGTATTCACTCCTATTGTAAATATGGGAGACTTTAAATCTACAAAATAAAACTCTATTTGAAAGCCATTTATACGATCGGTACAACAATCAACTCTATTGTATAAGACCAAACTTTGTATCATTTGTAGATTGAATACATTAGATAAGGGTATATATAATGACGATGAAGTATTTCCTGAATGAACATTGAGGTTGTTTGGAATATCTCGGTTTGCTATATTACTAGCCTTCCATATGGAGCCATTTCTATAAGATGGTAATAGTCTTTTACTAGACCAATCTATAAATTCGGTATGTATATTAGTAAGACTTCCACTTTGCATAGATGTTGAAATATGTTTAGGTAAAACATTTTCGTTGTTTATCCATAATTGCATTTCGCGTAAATTTATCCAGTCATTTTTGGTAGGACTTCTTATGACGATTATATTAAAATTTCCATTATAAGAACTACCTGGAGTAGAAATCCTAGCATTTGTACCTTCTAATGATTTTACCACTTTTGAATGGTCTGAACAATTATATTCATTGTATATTTCAGTAGGTTGTAAGTCTATATCTTTATCTTTACAAGGAGTCTCATTTTCAATACATTTGTTATATTGTTCTTTGTCTTTTGTAGATGTACAAACAGACCTCTTTGTTTTTTCAATCGGTAATTTTAAGTGCCATGGGTAATTTTTATTACATATAGTATAAGGTTCAAAATATACATCTCGTGTTTTACTAGACCCTTTCAATAATTCATTTTCAGTGAAATCGTTTAAATATACCTTTTGTGTATCTATAAGGTCATATGTATTACCATGTGGATATGATTCATATGTTTCAGATTCTATGTAATTTCCAAATATATCTTTTTGTCTAATTTTTCCATTGTAGCAATACTGATGAGAATCCGATTCTTTACATTTTACACGATCTATATCTTTAGGTAACTTTACTGGTAAAGAAGAATTATTCGGACTTTCATTTTCTAAAGGCAACAATTCAAAGTGTTCTTTTATAGACCATACGTATAGTACTAATAAAAAAATACATAATAAAAAAATAGTTTTTTTCATTATATTAATCATTTATAATAATGCTGGGCTACATTTACCAAATTGAACTCCACACTCATACCCAACACATCGCTCATTTTCATTGCAAACATAATTTTTGTATTTTGAATTTATAGTGTCTCCATAATTCGCTATACATTTATTTCCTACTCCACTAACATCTTCACTTATTTCAGAAGCCTCGTCAATTATTCCACTATATCTAGTTTCTTCACATTCTTTACTAATATTGGTTCCATTGATTAAATTTGAATTGTCTAAATAATTACATATATTAGTTTTTACGAACGATGAAGTACTCTCATCATATGCGATGACATTATTTCCACTTATTTCTGGGTCAATATAATCAGTCTTGTAAGGAGTTGTGAGTCCTCTAAAAAGATTAAAATACTCTTCGCCTGATATGCCGCTTGCGTATTTACCCATCATATCATAAGATAAGTTTCCAATGGATACCGAATTTAAAGACGAATTATTGGTGTTATATAATGCGGACCCTTCACAATATACTGGGTTCAAACTAGAATCAGAATCGCAATAAGGTTTAAAGTGACCATTTGAATTTTCAATAGGTGTATAGGTATTATCGTGACATTTTAATTTACCAAAACAATAAGAATACCGATTTGTGGTTTCGTCAAGCAATCCACTAATATCTTCGCTTTTATTCCAAAATCCATTGTTATCGGTATCGTTCATATCTACTTTTGAAATCACTATGTCTTTATAATTACCATTGAATGTATTTTTATTATTGGGTCTTGGATTCCATAAAAATAATTCTACTTTTTCAACCCCTTGAGTTGTAAACCCTGGAATATAAGATATATCGGTTATAGTGTCTAAATAAGATTGCGAAGCTCCTAAAATATATTTGTCTTCATTTCCTACACCATGAAAAAAAGAATTTTCATCCGAAGAAAGAACTATTCCAGAAAAACCGTCATCTGAACTATTGGAGGCAACCACATTAGTTGGCGTATTTTCATTGTCTTGAGACCATGTAATCGTACCTAATGGAGTAGTAGATTCATAAGTATCATAATAATTTATCTTCAAAATACGTTTTGAACTGAAGTCATAGTTAGAGTACAAACTACTATTATAATAATTGGGTTCATTTATTTTTCCATTAGAATCATATAAAGCATTTATATTTATACTAGTATTTCCTTTAAATGGACTTTCGTTATATTGGTCATTATAACTTTGTCTTAAAACTAATTCCCATTGACCAAACGGCGACGTTTCAGTAAATCCTTCTTTTGTAAAATATTCAATCAATGGTAATACTAAGAAACATATAAATACTATAATTAATAATGTTTTTATCTTATTTTTCATATTATAAATATACATTATTTTTTTTGTTTTAATATTCTAATTTGAGATTCCAATATTTTTTCTAATATTAAATTTTGTTGATACACCATTTGTTTGAGTTCCAATAATTCAGACGACATAATAGGTTGATTCGTTTGAGGAGTAGATTGATTCGTTTGAGGAGGTGGATTCGTTTGAGGAGTAGAGATGACAGGTCCGTCATTTGAATACATAACGGGTTCTTTTTTTATAGTTGCCATAGGTTCTTCATTTTGTCGTTCTTTTTGTTTTTCAGCAATAAGCTTATCTATGTCTTTTAAAGGTTCTTCTTCTACATTATCACTAAAATCTATAATAGGTCTTTTTTCGCTTGGTATTAAGTCTTTATAAGCTACTTCCTTTATTTTTACTCGTAAAATAGAAATAATCTCATTGATATCTTTCGTTTCTTCTATTGTTTTTTCAAAAAGTTCTTGTATTCTTGGAAGTTCATCTTCTCTGCATTGATCAAATACATTTTGCTTTAAACATTCATTCCATACTTGTGCTTTATATTCCATTATAATAGGTCATAGTTTATACCATTATATCATTTTATTATAAAATATATTTCGATACATATTCATTTTATGATCACTGATTCGATGAGTCAAAAAATAGTTTACTTTATGTTTTTGTTCTAGTAATTGTACAATTGTATATAAACAATACATACCACATTCTCCATCTTCATATTGATGCCTCATTTTATTTGTATATACTTTCATATCTATATTCAATTCTTGACATTCTCTAACAATACGTTGGGTTAATTTATAAATTTGATTTGGCATTTGTAACCCATTAGAGTCTAAATATAATATGTATTTATGATCTAAATTAATAAACATACATACCCAATGAGAACCACTTTTATCGTGTGTATCTAAATTAAAAATTATTCCTATATTTTTTTTTTGTTGTCTCATTTGTTCTTTTATACTTAAATGACAAATATCAGGCCATATACATCTGGAACCATATTTTTCATCAAAGTCAATCGGTGTTGGGCCTAAAAATCTAAACTGAGGATAGGTTTCCTCATATTGTTTCATCACATTAGCTATATCTACATTACTTAACCATTCAGATTTATTACTATTCCACGACGGAGGACTAATTGGCGCAAATAAATTCATTTTCATATCAAGTGTATTGTCTATCAAACATTTTTGATGACTACAAACGGATAAATAATGACGAAGTGTATTTATAATTTTTTTTTTTTTTTGGGTTTTGATTGTTTTATGAGGATTTTTTTGATTCCATTTGTCTCTCATATTCATTACTATATCTTCATTCAAACATAAATCATATTTTTTATATTTTGGATGACATTTCAACAATTTAAACGTCCTCTTTTTCATATATTATATTTTTATTTTTTAATAAGTCCAAAATAGTTTTTTCTTTACTTACCATTATCTTTTTGTATTCTTGAATAAACTCACATGATACATCTATTGGTACATGTTCTTTTTCGTGAAGTTGACCTTCTATAGAAAGAAGTTGACCTGTAAACTCTGTAAAGATTTCTTTATAAAAAGAATAATATGGGTATAGATGTTCAGCATCTTCTTTCATCATATTTTGAACTATATCTAGAATAATGTCTCTGTGTTCTATAAAATTGTATTCTTTTTTCATAGGTTTATGTTTACGTGAAAAATAATCATGATACATACAATACAAAAGGTTATTCCTTTTTCAAATAATAACGAGTTGAATTATGAAATATATTGGGGTCTAATGTTTTACAAAGACGAGTATGTGATGAACTAAAGGATGAATATTGCTTTTCATAATTCATAGGATGGTTATATAAATCACTATTTATGTTTGGGACATATTGAGCTTGAGAATTACGTTGAAGCGCCATATATTGATTTCTTAAATAACTTTCTAGATCTACTTTTTCTAAACCTTCCTCGGTTGGTCCGCGATATCCTGGGTTAAATCCAGATTTAGGATATTTTAATAAAGGAACCTTGGACGATACTTTTGGTTCAAATACTTGAAAATCAGTATATTTTGTTGGTTGTGGTCGAACATCAAAATTAGGTTTCAATGGTTTGTCAGGTATATTTCGGTCATTAATCATTATTATATAAAGATATAAATAAATATTCATTATGTATTTATTATGTGCGGTATTTTTGCTTATTTGAATGATATAATTGAAGAAGGACAAATAGATTATAATGCAGGTTCAAAACGTGGTCCAGAAACAACTACATTTAAAAAAATAGATAATAAAGTATATTTTGCGTTTCATCGATTGGCTATCAATGGACTAAATGACGAATCGAATCAACCGATTGAATACAAACATTTAACACTGATTTGTAATGGAGAAATATACAATTATAAACAATTGTCAAAATCTTATAATCTAAAGACACAAAGTGATTGTGAAGTTATTCTACATCTTTATGAACAATTTGGTACAAATGCGTTTCATTTATTAGATGGCGAGTTTTCATTTATTTTATATGATTCTTTGAAAAAAGAAGTGGTGGTTGTTCGCGACCCTTACGGAGTTCGTCCACTTTATGAAAATAATACATCAAAAGGTTATATCTTTTCAAGTGTATTAGAAAGTATGATGTTAGATTCATATACGATAACTCAAGTAAAACCCGGAACATATAGTCTATATAGACACAATGGGTCAACATTTGAAAAATATTGCACACATCATTATTATAATATTCGAGATACGTATCAATTAAAATATTCTCTCGAAGAATATAGGAAACAAAGTTATAATTTATTTGAGAACGCCGTATTAAAACGCATTATGAATAGCGAGCGTCCTATTTGTGGGTTATTATCGGGTGGATTAGATAGTAGTTTGGTATGTGCGATTGCGGCCAGATATTATAAGAGCAAAAATCAATCTTTTCATACGTTTAGCATTGGTATGGAAAAATCCGAAGATGTACACTATGCTTCTATAGTAGCCAAACATATTGGTAGCGTTCATCATGAAGTTCTTTATTCTCAACATGAATTTATTCAATCCATTCCAAATGTCATCAAGGATATTGAAAGTTATGACACCACAACCGTAAGAGCCAGTGTCGGTAATTGGTTAATTGGTAAATATATAAAAGAAAATACAGACTTTAAAGTGGTATTGAATGGTGATGGAGCCGACGAATTAATGGGAGGTTATTTGTACTTTAATCATTGTAATACTACTGACGAATTTCAAGAAGAATGCTTTAGGTTACTTGAACATATTCATTATTTTGACGTATTACGTAGTGACCGATCTATTTCTAGTCACGGACTTGAACCTCGTACACCTTATTTAGACAAGGATTTTACCAAATTTTATTTGTCTATTCCAGTACAATTCCGTAAAACATTAACAGAAAAGGAATTCTTTCGTAAAACAATACAAACATATGAACCTGAGTTATTACCTTCTTGTGTTTTATGGCGAGAAAAAGAGGCATTCAGCGATGGTGTTAGTAGTTCAAGCAACTCATGGTATAAAATCATTCAAGAACAAATGAAAGATTATAAGTCTACATACCCATTAACCCAAGAACAAAGTTATTACTTAGACACCTACCAATCGTTTTATCCAAATTGTCAACATTTAATCCCATATTATTGGATGCCTAGTTTTGTATATTGTTATGATCCTAGTGCGAGAACCTTACATAATAGGAATATTGTATATGAATATTTCTATAGTCTGAAACATTTTCTTAGTGGAATATGTATGAACATTGGTCGGAAGTATTTTTCTTGAATATTTGTATTTTTTCAAAATAGGATATATTTCGTCACCATTAGGGTGACGGAGTCGTTTTAGTATTTCTTGGATAGATAATTCTATAACGTATTTTTCACATTTTATATAGGACACATTAGGATTTTCTTTCATACAAATATGTATTTTGTCGTCTATAAAACATAAAGCGTCGTCTATAATACTTGGTATACAATAGGTTAAGTCTTGATAAGATTTTTTTTTGTGTATTCGATTCGTTTCAGGTGTAATAATATAATCAAATAAAGATGTTCTTAGTTTTTTGTGAATATATTGAATTACTTTTTCCACAAATGGATGATTATTATTATTAGTATATAATATTACATATTTGATATGATTTGTTTTTTTTTTACTAATTAACCGTTCAAACAATTGAAAGATATGAGGTCTAAAATATTCTTCAAATAATTCAAAATAGTCATTGTAATCTATACTATGATATTTTTCTACAATATTGACTATATAAATAAATTGTTGAAAATAACCAATGGTTTCATCCAAGTCAAAAATAATATGTTTATTCATATTTTTATTATCTATAATTATAATAAAAATGACCAAAAATTTATCCATTCGAGATTGTATACATATATTAAAATATTACAATAAAGAAATACCAAACAATCTATACAAAATAAAACGAAAAACGAACGTCATTTTGAATAAATATATTTGTCAATTTTACAACAAAAATAATATGATATTTTTTCCGTTTTGTTTTAGTAAACATAAATACTTATTTACGAATACCAAACGATTTGCTATAAAAAGCGTTCGTTCTACACGAATGATATCGCCGAATAGTTATTTGTCTTGTATATAATCTAAGATGCGTATCATCAATAATTCTTGTTCGTAGAACTTTTGAAATAAAATAATTTCGTCCATTTTTATAGTAAATACCTTATTTTTATAACTTTTACATGATAAATATACTTGGTTGTTTGTATATTCTATATTTGTAAGTATGGCGCCATTATATAATTTCATATTTTTTAGTTTAGTCAAATGAAACCATCTAATATGGTGACCCAATGACAATTCATCCAATTCATCCACGAATCTATAGTTTTTTAATACTTTGTGGTAATGTTTCAACTCATTACGTTCAAATCCCATTTTTTGTAATATATTGTTTTTGGCGTCTTTTATAATCGATGAATTTAAATAGGTTATTTTTTTTTCATCCATTTCATTGAGCATATGTTGTAATTCATCGTTCATATAATTTATCTAGTCATTATTTTAAGTTAAAACGCAGATAATCCAAGTGCTTCATTTGCAGCCATAGGACCTTGGTCTAGCATAGG